TAGCTGGTATTTCAATTGTTAGCTCTGCTCCCTTATTACCACTTGCAATTGTCAAACTTTTAAAAGAATCACTTAATGGTAACTCTTGTGTTCCATCATATACAGCAGAAATTTGATAATTATATAATTGATTTACTGTCAAAGCTAAACCAGGTTCACTCTCTATTTCATTTAAACTAATAAAATGTATGTCTTCTGATGCAATAGGATTTGGCTGTGCATTTTGGAATACATATTCATTTACTGTATAATTATTAGTAAAAAATTTTCTACTTATATGTTGTAAAATTTTTGGTGGGTTTGCTAGATTGTCTGTTGCTATTCTAAAATCTTGTCCATGGTCATTTAAGTCCACAACACTAGAAGCTGTGACTGCACTACCTAAGTCTGTAGGACTAGAAAAATCATTATTTAATCTTTTTATTTTATTATTTGTAGCATCAAACCCTACCCACACAGCTGGTATAACAGCATTGCTAGTATCTAGATTTGATGGTGACCAGTATTGTAATTGAGAAACTCTTATTCCTGATAAGTCAGTGTGACTACCCCTACCTTTTTGCTTTGTAAGGGTTCCTAATCTATCAAGACTAAAATTTGTATTAATCCGAGAAAACTCTAAACCAATATCATTAGGATCGGCATTTGTAGCTAAACCTTTAAACTCTTTGACTTCTATAATCATTAGTAGCTTCCAATACCTAGCCTATCAGCTACAAAACTCATACCTCCCTGGTCCTTATTAGCAACCACACTTCTAGCTTTCTCTCTGTTTGCTACATATAAAGCATAATGGTTCTGATATTCTTGGCCATTGCCAATATCTTGATGTATCATTGCTTTTACATAATCGACTAGATAATGATGGTATACGTCAGGGATTTGTGGCTCTGTATCTGAAAAATCAAACTGTACACCTTTTGTTCTTGCTAAGCCACCAATACCAAGAACATTCCAAGTCTCAATAAATTGATTCCAATTTGTGCCATAACTAAGGGCATATTGGTCAGCTTCTCCTCCACTAGCAAAAAAATCTTCATTATCATTTGTAAAGCCGTTAGTGATGTTTGATATCACAACATGACCTTCCAATGCATCCATATATTCTATACGCTGAACTGTAGCCGTAGTAGTAGTACTATTACTAGCACCTACTCTAGATTTTATTACATCACCAACTCTAAAATATTCTGATACTACAGTATCAAACCTAAACCGCTTCATACCAGTTAGAGTTCTTAGGCTTTTAGGTACAGCTACATATGTAATAGTTAGCACACCACTTTTTGGTGGCCTAGGTATAAGATACAATCTATTATCTTCTATGTAATACTCACATGGCTCTGATATTCGTACCAAATTCGTGTCTAAGCTTCGTTTATAGTCAAAACTATTGCTCATAGCTTTTGTAAGTACATTTGACCTAAATATGGGCTTATCTGCTAACTCTATAAAATCATTTGGTAAAGTGACATGTGACTTTTCTTTGTAATAGTAAATGTTTATTTTTTTTACAAAGCATTTAGTATATAAACTAAAATCTTCCTGGGCCTCATCTAGATATAATCCAGCCCTCTTATCTAATTGTCCGATCCTACCTTCAAATGGCACTAAGGCCCTTGCTATAAGCTTATCCCATGTCATGCCCTACTCCAGTCGGTTGTTCAATAGCGTATCTATCATTTAACATTTTAATTTGTTCCATTGCGGAGGCTTTTGCTAATTGCGACCTATCTGCTTTATTGTCCATTCTCCATAATTCTGCTTCTGCGATGTCAATCATAATATCATGTAATGCAGAATTCAGTATTGGTTCTACGCCATTAGCTATATCTGTCGGTGTTTTTAAATAATACAATACAGCGTTTGTAAAACCACCTACTTGTGCATTTGGTCTAATGGTTACATTATTACCAAACACCCAATACACTGGGTTTACAGAATCTGCACCTAGATATTCATTTTCAAGTTTCTTTGCATCTGAAAAAGGAATTCTGATTGCATACTTTGTACCAAGCTGTACTGCACGAATACTGTTACGGATCGGTACTGCGCTAGAATTATTTGCACCCCCAGCTCCACCTAAAGTAATTAACCCACCAGTCCCATTTATAGTAATCGAATCCTTAAACTCTAATTCAGTTAAATAAGCTTCATGTAAAAAATTAGCTACCATTCTCTGTGCGCTATTTAATGCACTATCTTTAGTAGCTGTGTTAAAATTGTTTTCGCCAGTATCTTCTAATCGAAGTCCTAGCTTTGTGTGCATTTGAGTTCTTGTCATATTGTGTAAGAGTTCCCTGGCCCATAAGGACCAGGGATTATCTCTATCTGCTTTACGCTATTATGATTGTGTTCCTACTTTTTCCCAAGTAACAGATTGGCCACTTGCAGAAGTTTTCATATAAAGGTCAGGTCCACTAAGCTCAACATAAATTGAACCTTTTGGACTAGCTTTCATATCTCCTGAAGCACCAGTACCTGGTGCGCCAGTACCACTAGCGAAGTCTACTCCGCCAATTGAGAATACTGAAATACCGCCTCTATCTTGTTGGATCGCTCCAACACTTCTTTTATCGGAACTAGCTTGTGAAATTGCCATAATTAACCTCCTTAATAGCCTGTTGCAAGACCAGTAATCTTGCCAAGCATTCTAGGGTTACTGACAGTCAAGGCACCAAGCCAGTAAATGTGTGCTACAGAAGCATCCTGGTTTACTGGTTTACTAAAGCCTTGAAAGGCAAAATTACGAGAAGCATGATGTCTGAACTTGATATACTTAGTATTCAAGAAAAACATCATTCCAT